CACAACGTGTTGGCTTGGCCCGAGCTCGAATGGGAACAGTGGCAAGATACTGCAGCCCTTGCAGCCGCCCAGGCTTATCCTAGAGCCCTTGAGAAGTGCGGTACGGCATTAGGCTTGTCATCGGACCAGGCAAAGTCAAAACGCGGCAAGACGCTCATTCAGAGGCTCTGTAAGCCTTATCGAGGTGCCAGGAACAACGACCCACTAATGCTGCAAGAGCTTTACGACTATTGTGAGCAAGATGTAATTGCCGAGAGGTCGATAAGACATCGGCTGCGGCCGTTAAAGGGAATAGAAAAAGACGTTTTTAAAGCTGACCAGGAAATTAACTGGCGCGGCGTTAGACTCGACAAAGAAAGCATTTTAAATGCCATAACAATAATCGACCGGCACACTAAACGGCTCAACCTGGAAGTCGGCAACATTACCCAAGGAGCTCTCGACAACACCGCGAGTCGAGCGAAGTCTTTACGATGGATCAACGAGCAAGGCTATTCCCTGGAGGAATACGATAAGAATGCTATTTCGAATGCGCTTGAAGATAAAGATTGCCCAGGCCATGTAAAAGAGTTTTTAAAAATTAGACAATCGCTTAGTAAGAGTAGCACCAAAAAATATAATTCGATGCTCGATAGCCTGGGCCTGGATAATCGAGTGCATGGAAGTTTGATGTACCACGGGGCCAGTACAGGACGTTGGGCTGGTCGGTTACTTAACCCACAAAACTTACCGCGGCCGACGATCGATAACGTCGATGAAGTCATCGAGCAAATGCGAGTTTGTGATCCGGCTGCAATCTCCGGCGAACCGATGGAGAGCCTTTCAAGCTGCTTACGGGGAATGCTCATAGCGAGTGAAGGCCATCGATTGATCTGTGCCGATTACTCGTCTATCGAAGCGCGAGTGTTAGCCTGGTTGTGTGATCACAAAACTGCATTAAGCACTTTTGCCACTGGCAAAGACATTTACAAATTTACTGCAGCCTCGATGTATAAAGTGGACTACGACCAAGTAACAAAGGACCAACGATTTATAGGTAAGGTAGCGACCTTGGCATTGGGCTACCAGGGCGGCGTTAAAGCTTTCCAGAGAATGGCTGGCCTCTACGGCGAGGAGTTTGACGACCGAGAAGCCTTAAAGGTTCGAGATGATTGGCGTGACGCAAATAAACCAATTACCAGGCTTTGGGCTGCTGTTAGTCGCGCTGCTAAAAATGCTATCTCTTACGCTCCGAAATCATTCCAGGTAGCCAAGGGCGAGTTTAAATATCTTCAAGGTGATCTACTTTTTAAGCTGCCATCTAAACGAATTTTATCATTTCCAAAGGCTAGGCTTGTAGCCGGAAAACACAACAGCGAAATAGTCTATGAGGGCGTGGATAACCACACCCATCGATGGGGCGAGATTCGCGCTTACGGGGGGTTTCTTGTTCAGAGTATTACACAAGCAGTTGCGAGAGATGTCCTGGCAGAAGCGATTCTACGGCTTGAGCATCACGGTTACGACGTTGTTTTACACGTTCACGATGAGATTGTGAGTGACGTTCCAAAAAAGCACGGCTCTTTAAAACAATTCGAAAAAATAATGTGCAACAGCCCAGGATGGGCAGCGGGGCTTCCTATCGAAGCGGAGGGGTATGAAAGTGACAGATATAGAAAATGACAGAAAAAGAACTCGAAACAAAATCATCCTCGTTTGCACGGGCAAGAGGATGGCTCACTTTCAAGTTCAATTCAATGAGTCAGCGGGGAGTACCCGACCGGCTATTTTTTCGAAACTCGATTTTGCTAATAGTCGAGTTCAAAGCACCAGGGAAAAAACCAACGAAACTTCAGGAAGTGATTCATAAACGATTTCGAGATCACGGTTTCGAAGTTCATGTAATCGATAACCTGGACCAGGCAAAAAGGATTTTGCAATGAGAATTACTGACCTTCATGCTTACCAAGTTCGAGCGGCCATTTTTATTGAAAACAAAAAAAATTGTGCACTCTGGATTGATATGGGGCTCGGAAAAACGATCGCCACCCTCTCAGCCGTAAAGTCGTTACTGAAACGTGAGCAAGTGAAAAAGGTTTTGATTGTTGCTCCTCTAAGAGTCGCTCGAGCGACCTGGCCTACGGAAATCAAAGCCTGGGATCACACATCCAAACTAACTTATACAGTGCTTGCCGGTATGGCCGCTAAAAAAAGACAGTTAGCGTTATGGGACGATTCACAAATACATATCATAAACCGAGAGAACATTCCCTGGTTGGTTCAGCAGTTAGGCCAAGATTGGCCTTATGACATGGTCGTAATTGATGAAAGCACCAGCTTCAAAACGCACTCGTCTAAACGCTGGAAGTCGTTAAAAAAAGTCCTGGGTAAAATCGATCGAATGGTGCAACTTACTGGCACACCAGCACCAAACTCGTTACTGGAGCTATGGCCTCAGTTTTATTTACTTGACCAGGGAGAAAGACTATTCAAAACCAGGACCGCTTTTCTACAGGCATATGCCAGGCAAGTTGGAAAACCAGAATGGCACCAGTGGGAGATAAAACCCGAGGCGGTTGAAACAATAAAAAATAAAGTCAGTGACATTGTTCTTCGGATGTCTGCAGCCGACTACCTGGATGTACCAAAACGAATTGTTATGGCCCACAAAGTTATTTTGCCTCCAAAGGCTCGACGCTATTACGAGGACATGAAAAAAGATTTTCTTTTGCAGTATGAGGCCGGCGAAATTATTGCTGCTAACGCTGGTGCCAAAGCGGGCAAACTATTACAGATTTGCCAGGGTCAAGTTTACTATTCAGATAACGAACTGCAGTTACACGCTAAAAAAGATTACCTCATTTTGCACCAGGAAAAGATCGAAGCGTTAAAAGAAATTATTGAAAACGCAAACGCTCCGGTCTTGGTAGCCTATCAATTTAAAAGTGATGTATGCGAACTGACCCAGGCAATACCAGGCGTGACAGTGTTGAAAGATGAAACGCAAGTCGATGAATGGAACAAAGGCACCATACCTGTGTTGTTAGCTCATCCAGCAAGCGCGGGTCATGGTTTAAATCTTCAATATGGCGGGCACATTTTAGTTTGGTATGGCTTAACCTGGTCCAATGAAATCTATTTGCAATTTAACGCCAGGCTGGAACGACAGGGGCAACTGCAGCCGGTTCGAATTATTCATTTGATCACTGAAGAAACGATCGAAGAAAATGTCTTAGAAAGCTTGAGAAAAAAAGATAATACACAAAAAAAGTTGCTAAAAGTTGTAACAGGTCTGTACAATTCATAATCAACATTTAGTTGAAAAAATAATTAATTAGTTGAATTGGATAGGGAACAGATTATGTCATCTTTTGCAGACAGACTTCGGCAATCCATGCGGAACGCACCCCATTTACCAGAGCCTGGACGCGGTGCCAGCAGTTACGTTGCTAAAAAATTAGGGGTATCTAACGAAGCCGTGAGAAAATGGGTTGAAGGAGAAACACAACCTCGAGCGCATTATGTCAGAAATTTAGCTGACCTTTTAAAAGTCGATTACGTTTGGCTATCCATTGGCGAACTCGACGATAGCGCGAAGATGCTACGCAACGCCGTTGGTATTAAAGCTCCGCACGTACTTGCTTTTTTTGCCTGGAGTGCGATGAAAAATATGGTCGTTGCCTGGGACGAAAAAACGAGAGGTAAATGGATCATTGTTAAAGAGGGGCTGGCGTACCAGATAAATCTTACGCCGGTAACCTTGGAATTAAATGAAGACGGTACAAGTGCATATGGCGTTTTTCACGGCGAACAACACCATGAGTGCCATCAAATTTTAGCGATTCAACACGCTCAAAATGGCTGTCATTTTGATTTTATTTACATCCCAGGGATTGAAGGAAAGACTGAGGTAAGTTTTCGAAATGGGAAAATATTTATTAACGACGAAGTGAAGGATGCCGCGGGTAATGAAAAGTTCCAAGAACCAACATTAAAACGAATGAGAGAAAAGATTAACTACGAATTAGCCCAAGCGGAATGGGATTTTCCAGCATCACTTAAATCAAGTAAAGCAAGGAGTGCTTAGATGAATGAAAGACTTGAAAGACCTTTTTATACGATGGAAGAACTAGCCAATGTGTTTGGTTACAAAAATAAAAACTCGCTTGATATGGCAATTAGACGCGGCTCACTTGAGGTTCCGACCTACAAATGCGCTGGCAGACGAGTTGCGGATAAGCAAGTGGTCGCGGCCTATTTTCAAGAAAGAAGAGCGGAAGGGCTTCGCCAAGTGGTCCCAGGATTGTCTGACGCAGTTAGCTTATTCAAGTCTGAAGCATCGTAGCTCATTTTGCTACTCACCGAATGTGTTAGTTGGGTCACGCGGAACTAACGCCATTTCACACTGCCCGTGGTGTTCTAGATCGTCAATCATTTCGTCTAGATACTTGCGGGCTTTTTTAAGGTCTTTTATCTGATCAACAATATCCATGTGTTTATGATCATAACGATGAACGTACTTTACGACGTTCCCGCGACAATACGCCACATAACTTTCGCCTAATAAATCTTTAATATAATCCCAACATTCAATTTCGCCAAAAGCATAATGCTTGGGCTGGTTAACATCCATTGAACTTTTTACTGCATCGGGATTTCCAACTTCTATTTGTTTTTGTGACACGGCAAACCTCCTCTATGCTTTAATGAATTATTTAAAACCGAATAGGTTGAGACATTAAACCATTAGTTGAATGGTCTGTAAAGTTTTTGTAATATTCTCAGCTTCTTACTCACACAGCCACCAACAAAGGAGGCTCGACTCGACGAGGCTGTTCAGCCATTTCTAGTATTCGTTGAGCGTTCATATGCGTATATCGACGCAGCATATTGACATCACGGTGGCCGGTAAAAACAGCAACGACCATACTATCGAAACCGTGGTCAAACAATCGAGAGGTGCCTTCATGCCTCAAATCGTGAAACCTTACATCTTCGATGCCAGCCTTATCGGCTGACTTTTTAAACATCTGGCCGATGGATTCGGGACTGTCCTTGAAAATCTTTGAACCTTTTCGCTCCTGGCGTGCAATTACTTTTCGTGCAGCCGGCAACAAAGGAACTTTCTGATCACGTTTTTTCTTCGGGTGCTTACGCTGACGAATAATAATTGATGTGCCATCTTTTGATAAATCGTCCCATCGCAAAGAGGCAATTTCACCTATACGCATGGCTGTGTTGACGGCGAACTCAATCCAATCAGCTAAAGGCATTCTGCCCTTTCCTCCCTCGTAATCATCGACAATCAAAGCGATCTCCTCATCAGACACACGGCGGTCACGCTCGTCACTTTGAGCAATCACATCCAGGCTTTTCAAATATTCCATTGCCGCTTTGTGTTCTGCAATCCGAGGCTTCAAATTCATCAAAGCTTCAGCCGCTTTATAAATTGTACCGATATAACTAATATCTTGTCGGGCAGTCGATGCGACTACGCCATCATTTTTTCGTCGATGGATGATGAACTGCTGCAAAACTTTTTGATCAATATCTTTTAGCTGGTAATGCCCCAGGTGTTTTTTCACCGTATTAATGGAAACACGTTTGCTTTGACCAATAGGCTTAATGGGATCAATCAGTTCGAAATACTGGTCAATGACTTGACCAAAATTAGTAGCATCAACGCGATAGTTGTTATCCTCTAAATCAGCGATAGTTTTTCTCGCCCAGGCGACAGCTTCGGTTTTAGTCTTGAAAGTTTTGGTCAGTCGCTTATCATCATAACGAATAAATGCTCTATAATTATTTCGAGCTTTATTTTTTTGGACGTTATAGTTGTTCATAAATTTTCCTTTTGTGTGTCAATTTGTGTGTCAACTGGAAAGTTGGTTCTTTCAACTAAAAGTTGAGTATAGTTGAAAATACAAGTAAATCAAGCTCTTATATCACAAAAAGAAAATAGAGCAAAGTTGACAAAAGTTGAGAATATTTGTTTTAAGTTGTTGAAATATAAGGATTTATTATTGAAAAATAACGACTCATAATCGATTGGTCGTAGGTTCAAGTCCTACTGGGCCCACCATTTAACCTGTTGATTTAATTAGATAAAATGAGAAAAAATAAAATTAATTAAATTATTTTTACTTTTTGTGTGTCAACTTGTGTGTCAACTTTAAAAACCACCCATTATTTTAAACAGTTTTTATATAACTTTAAGTTTGCACAACTATCAGTTACAATCTTCAACTTAACAGTGATTTATTCCACTTGCCACTAAAGAGCTAAAAGGAGAAATGTTATGCCCTATCGATATGTGACCTACCCGAATGGTTTTACCGAAAGAGTGGGTAACCCCACCCCCGAGGAAGAGCGAGAAGATTTTAAAAGGTGGACCGGCGTTAAAAGGTTTCCTTCGATTGATCATCGTCTGAAGAAGAAAGCAAAGCCGGACTCAAAACAGCCAAAATAGCCGCGGGTAATAAGGCTCCAGATTCAAAGGCTCGTTTCAATCCAGGGTAGCCCTCGTCGGCTAAAATTCTATTTCGTTCCATGATATCTGGCCTTACGGCATCACCCGTTCTTTCAGCCCGATCAATATCTCGAGCCAGGTTAGCTCGAGCTTTTTGTCGCAGTGCTGGTTCTATTGATTTAAAAAATGCCTCATTGCGTTCTGCATTTTCAAAGAATTGTTCGGTCGCTTTTCGTGATCCCTCACCGGCCGCCCAGGCACTTTCGTAGTCCTCGTAACCAGTTTGGATTTTTACTCTGGCACCCCCAGAGCCTGTCACGTTATTAATTCGTGATCCCAAATCTGTTTTTAATTCTTTTCCTAAACTCTTTCCAGTTCTGTCAAAACCACTATTTTCCCAGGCTTCGGTTACTTGCCCCCAATTCATTTCGCCGCTTTCATATTTTGCTTGAAGTTCTAATGCAACTTTATTGCCTTTGCTGTTCGGATTTTTTGCCTCACGCTTCATGTATAAGAAACTGTCGGGTATAAGATTAACCCCTCTACCAGTGTCAACAGCAAAGAAGCCTTCCTCTTCGGCCATCTGACTAATATCCCTCATCATTGATTCATTTGGCGATTCGTTTAAAGGGATATTAACACTGGTTCGATCGCCAGCTTTTGTTTGAGAATTAGGTATTATCTTATGCCAGGCTCCGGCATTCTGGACATCAACATAGGCTCGAGAGCTTTCAGCGACATCAAGTAATACGCCGTCGCTAACATTTATAACACCATCTTTTTGCTGGACCAGGGGTCTTGCGACCCGACCAGGGTTAATTTCAAGCACTCCAGTATTGGTAGGTGTGTAAGCCCCCACCATACTTTCAGTCGGTTCAGCAAGCATTCCACCTTCGGAATAAATTGAGTCTTGCCCTTTAGTATTCTCCCAGGTTGCCGCATCGTCAAAAGCTTGTCGTTCATCAAACGGTGCATCGATTAGCGCGGGCATTTGACCTGTGCCCGCTCCTGGCGTTTGTTCATACGTACCAGCCGCTTGGTACTTTTCGCTGTAGTCACCGTACCCCAAACTAGACTCATCTGGAGTCACCTCACCGGCTCGAATCCTAGCACCCGTCCAGGCAGCAGCCTGAGTGTTTAACGCATCCCAATCATCAAACCCGCCCGCTTTTTGCTTATTAAGCTGTTCGGCAATAAGGGCCATTTGCTCATCTAAAAAGGCGTGCTCAGTGTCACTAAAACCTCGATCAAATGGTTTACCTGGTTTATCCCCTGGATAGCCAAAAGACCTTCCTTGCCAGATATCATGCACAGGGCTTTTAGCCATTGCGGGATTCCAGGTTACCGATAGATTTTGAGCGTATGGTGTTCGCTTATTTCCAAAGAACGGGGAACCACCATCTAAACTTTCCTCAATCAAAGCATTTTGATTATTGGGGAATCGGCCTGTGTTAACGGGCAATCCGGCTGCACGCTGATTGATGCCTTTAACTGTATGGCCTAAATTAGGATCGACGGCTGTACCTTGTGAGGTTATACCCTCAACATTTGCAACTTGTTGGGATCGCCCAGGAGGTGCGACACGGTCAGTGAACTCAGAGCCTTTGGTGTACCAATCACGCGACTGCAGCCCTAACATTACATCTTTAATGTAGCGTTTACGCATTGCCGCTAATTTTTGCGGGCTATCGATTCCAGGGGGAGCACCAACATATTGTCCGGTTGTGCCTACACGCTTTTTAGCTCGAGTTGGCCTGGGCGTTGGCACTCTGCCAGGAATACCAACCATTGCTAACAGCCCTCCGGCTCCTTCAATATGATTAGTTCCCGCCTCTCCTATTGCGTCAATTAATGAGGGCCGTACTGTTTCGGTATAGTTTTTTACCACAAAGTCTGTAGCCTCCGCGGCTGACGGGCTCATGTCCATAATGCCCTTATAATTCATCAAAGCCATTGTTGCTTTACTTACCGCATCTGAAATCTTCTTAGCATCACCTTGCAATGGTGGGCGGTCTATTAAGTCGCCTTGATAATCTGCACCGGTAATTAGTTTTTGACCAAAACGATGGCCTTCATTGATCATGCCGGCTACCGTATCGTGAGCCAAAGACTCCATCGTATTCGCAATAGGAGCTTCTGCCACAGGAGCATTTCGACGTTTTCTTCGCTCTTCTTCAAGCCTTGCCATATTATGTAAAAACATTTTAGTCCTCTAACATCCCTGGTGCTGGTGCTGGATCCGTTAATGTGGTGTCCTCGAGCATTCCCTTTTCGATACTGATATTTTCGGGTATACCAGCGGCATCCTCAATGGCTTGTGCGTCTTCCAGTGCTTTGTCATAGCCATAAGGGTCAGGATTTTGGGCCGGTGGTTTAAAAGTTGGTAAGTCTGGTATGCCTACATCGTTTAAGCCAGGGCCCGATTTTAATTGGCCTAATGAAGGGTTAGCGATACCCGCTTGTGCTCCAATATTTTGAATTTGCTTTGTAGCATCAGGGGCCGATGCGTTGGCTATTTCAGTGCCGCCATAACCAGCACCTATATTTACCGAGCCTCGATCTTCGCCTAAGAAATCAAGCGCATTATTGACCGGCTCGGGGAGCGCATCTGAAACTGCTGTGCCCATTGTTGATTTGAAATCATCCGCAAAGCTTGACATTGTTTCCATCGCGCCAGCGATGGTTGCTAAAATTCCAGCCATTATTCATCATCCTCTAGGGCACCGCGTAGCTCGGGCCTGGTAATACCAACTGCATCCATCATCGCGTTAAAAACATTGGGTACGCCATTTGCTGTGGCAATCCTGGCACCATCGTTTAACCATTTCTTGGTTGAAAGCTCCGTGCTGTCAAACACTTTTGGTTGACTGCGTAACCACTTAGACATCCAATCAGAATTTAAGCCCTTTGAGGCCAACCAGGGGATTGCGACCGTGGTTGTAAAAACGCCAAGACCTACCATAGGCTCACCACCCATTGTCAACACCGCGCTAGAGCCCATACCTGTAACGCCCTGCCCGATTGCTGCAGCCGTTTGCGTGTTTGATCGGTTAACAAATTGCTCAACGCCTTGCACGCCTTCTGCGAAAAATCGCATATCTTCGACAATTTCATTAGCACTAGCATTGAGCACACGTTGTCGGCTGTCTAGTGGCATCCCACGAACCATATCATGGGTTTGCTTTAACATACGACTTGGAGACACTCTATCTTGAAGGGCATTTTGGCTTGCGGGTGTAGCCATAGCAAGATCGTTGTAATATGCAGACCCGAATTCTTCAAGATCACCTTTGGCAAGCACCCCTGAGTCTGCAAAGGCTCCAAGCCTCTGAGGGTCTTGAGACAATTTAGACACAGCGTTATAAGCTTGCAGATCGGTAGACCATACACCATCGACCATCATGTTCGGCTCTATAAAATCTCTTATTATTTGCCGACCGGCACGGTAGTGTTCGTTTGCCTTATTGGCTAAATCACCAGCCACCGGATTAAGTTTAGCAGCCCCAGCAAACATATCATCGCTTAAAGCCCCATATAGCTCGTTAAGCTCTTTTGAACTTAGATCCCCAATGCTTACTTTGTCTTTAATCTTTCCACCTATGTAAGTTCGCATTGCAGCTATTGTTTCATAGCCATAATCTGATTCCACATCTGCATAAAGTCTTTTTATTGTGGGGTCCGTTAATATCTTTGCAAACCCAGGATCTTGAGCAAACCGCTCAACATTTTGTTCTAGAAACGAATTAAAGTTGGGGGCTTCAATCCTGGCACCTTTTGGAATAAATGTAAGTAGTTCGTCGTAAAGCAAGTCTGACGTTTTTACAAATTCTTCTTGGTATTTTTGCGCGGATTCAACCATCCTTCTGCCGGCAACCTGTGGTGTAGATCGAACACCTCTTCCTAAAGCATCGTATCGACCTGTAAGCTTACCGTGGAAAGTGTCAAGCACCTCGGCCACCCCTTCCATCATTTTGTTTGCTTGCTTTTCCCAGGAGCCCATCGCTGTGTAGATTTTCTGCGAGGTCGCATCCAAAGCACCGAGCATTCGGTTTCCAATCACACCAACGGTCGGTTCAATGTCGTATTTCCTAGCAACCTCCGCTATCCGCTTATTGCTGTTGGACATCAAATTATGCAGAGCCGGATTGATTAGGTTCCTGGTTGCACCAATGGCTCTTTCCCAGGGGATTAAATTCATTCCAAAGTCAATCCCTTGGTCTATCGCGTACTCACCTAAATCCCTGGAATCTATTTTGCCAAGCTGCTGCATACCAGCGTCATAAAGCATTCCACTCCCTACGGCTCCGGCTGCCGTTGCAGGGAGAGCCCCTGGGCCCGTAGGTGATGAAAGTAACCCAGCCCCAATGCCGCCCGTTATTTCAGCGGCCTCTCGCCCATATTCCGCGACATCACCCATGTCAAACCCTTTCGGGTTATAAAGCGTTGGGGCTTGGTTTTCTCGATCATAAAATAAATAATTATCTTCCCCGTAAGGAATAGCCTCTGGATACCGTTGCTGCATACTTGCCAATTTATCCTCGGGCCCTCTTGCGCTGCCAACGACCGCTCGGGTTACCAGGTCGGCACCCTCATCAGACACGCGGCCTTGTTGTACATTCTGTAAGGCGTTAGGGCTTTGAGCCAGTATGGCAGATAGTTTTTGAGCGGCCTCGTTGTCACCCGCCGCCCTGGCGTTATCAATGGCACCTAGTATTTGTTGAAGAGAGTATTGGCTCATTAGTCTGGTGTACCCCCGTATAGGTCCATTAGGTTATTTTCTTCACTGCCATCGTCAATCACAATTGTTCCTGTCCCGCCTCCAGGGGGTGGGATATTGCCATTACCGCCATCACCATAATCTAACGAAGAAACTTTTACTGGGCGTGAGCCTAGCAACGCTGTAACGGATGCATCATCGTTAAAGTCATCATAGCTGGTAACTTTTCGACTGTAGTTTTCATACAAACTTTGTTCAGCGTCTTCCCAATGACCTATTAGTCTGTTTGCAAGCGCGAGAATCTCTCCTCTTACTTTTGGCGTTAGCCGTTGTCCTGTCTGCAACCTATTAACCGTGTTTTGCAAATCTTGCCATACGCCACCAGCCTGACCAGCCATCGCAAATTCTCCCTCTCTAACAACAGATCGAGGATCCAGCGATTTCATAAATGAGAAAATAGCGGCAATATCACCGATACCCGACTGAGCGTTTATCGCTTCACGCAACGATCGATAACCGGCAAAAGCTTCTTTTACTGTGGCTGCTCGAGTTTCGTATTTGTCACCGATACCTGTAACTTTATCGAGACTGTTTTGGGCCACTACTCTGTTTTGCCATCTAATTTTTGAGCCGTCAGCAATGCCCATTTGGTTACTTAGTTGTGTAAAAGCTTCTGGAGTTTGAGCATCCCACAAGTCTTTCTGTTGTGTTTGTACTGCATACTCATACATTTGTTTCATATCGGCACTCAAGGGAGCGTTTAACTCACGGGTGTTTTTTAAATCAGTAATATCTGCCGACCTCAAATCTCGAGCATATTTGATTCGCTGCATTCGGTTTTGGACGAGTTTATCGTACAGAGCACTCTGAAACTGCTCATGGGCATCAAACGCCGCTCGATATTTGGCATCACGCTGCGCGGAAGGGTCATACTTCGTCGTATCTTCCCCGCTTAACCAAAAGATCGGAGACATGAACAATCGTCCTGTGTCTGCCAGGGTGTCGCCTATCTTGAACAAAGTCGAATTTTGCTGTTCCTGGTAAAGCTTTTTCCGAGCCGCTTGCCGCAGTTGCTCACGCTGGGCCAGGCGTTCACTCATTCGTCGAGATGGTGCGACAAAAGTTCTTAGCCCTTGTTCTGTTTTCTCACCCTCGATAAATCCAGACTGAACCAGGTAACCCGCTTCGGCTTCATTGTTTGCGGTAATTAACGGCAGATTGTTGTATTCAGCCGTATAGTTAATATCCGATGTCTCATCAAGTTGAGTCTCTGGATCGTCCAGCAAGCCATAAGACTGATCGAGCAGTTCCTCGCCCTCAGTTGGATCTCTTAAACTGTCAAAAAATCGCGCCATTTTACTTACCGAAGCCTATGTTGAATCCGCTACTGCTGCCGGATGAGGTGCTGTTAGCCCTAGATAGGTTGTTGGGTGAACCAATAATTTGGTTATACCATGCCGCCGCATTGTACGGGGCCATGCCTTGCTGGAACTGATTCTGCAGCAATTGCTGATCGTAGGCTCTTTGCATTGTTCCGGCCCCCATCATTTGACCGACACCGGTGTTGTACATATTTTGACCTTGCATCATATTACCGACACCGGCTTGCCCAATGTTCTGGAGCATACCCGCGCCAAATCGTTGCTGACCCAGGGCCGTGTTGTACATATTTTGGCCTATGCCCGCACCAAACTGTCTGCCCGCCTCTTGCTGTTGAGCATTAAATATATTTGCTTGCTGCTGCCTATTCAGATTGTTTTCAAACGCGTTATAACCTTGACCTAAGAACTGATTCTGGGCAGCTTGATTCGCTAGATTTGTTTGCTGCCGAAAGCCCGCATTTTGAGATGCTCGGTTTGCCTCAACACCAACTCCTTGAGAGGTCATTGCGTTGGCCGCAGACTGGTCAGCTAAATTAGCTCCCTGGTCCAAGGAGGCTTGCTGAGAAGCCTGGTTACCCGCAATCCCAAGTCCTTGGGAAGTTAATTGATTCTGAGCACTTGCATCAAATTGAGATCCTTGTTGTCGCAGTTGAGCGTTCTGTCGAGCTCGATCCGCTTCAATTTGCATTCCGCGGTCCAAAGCCTGGCCTCGAAGCCTCGAACTAATATCACCAATTCTTTCGGCTGCTCGTTGACCCGCACCAAAGTCCAACATCTGTTTTCTGGACGATCCAGCATTGCCGGTTGCTGCCGCCTGGGCATCGATCCCTGTGAGCTCATTCTCTCTGAGGTTACGGGTTATGTCTCTCGATGCCGCATCAATTTGGCCTTCTAGAACGGGATTGTTCAAATAGTTGTTTACTGCCTCTCGGCTCATACCTTGGTTTTGAGCACTACCAGCCTGGGCCGCAAGTTGCCCGCTATCTTGAGCGATACCAAAATCAGGACCGCCAACATTCGTTCTGTCAGTGCTCTGAGCTAAATCCCCTATTCGTTGTGCCTCGCCAGTGTTCATGCCGTAATTCCTGGCAGCCGAGGAGGTCCGAGCATTGTCAGCCATGCGGTTCGCCATGCGGTCATCAGCCGTTTGTCGGTTGTTGTACCAATTTGTGTTTTTGCGTCCAAACCCAAAACCGCGATTATTTGCAGCGTTCTGCCGGCCTCGTCCTAAGTTTTGAGGCATGGCCTGGCTATACATCCCGCCAGGATTTATGCCACCCCCAGGATAGCCGCCATTCATTGGCCGTGGCCGAAACTGAGGTGCGTTGTCAATCGGACGCTGCGCTGCATTTACCGTTGGCACGCCAGAGGAGTAGGCGTTACCCGCTCCAAATGCTGTGCCAATACCCTGGTTAGGGTTAGCGTTTAACTGGCTCGAGGCATAGTCCATTGCCTGGCCGGTGCCCGCTAGTTGTTCAGCACCTACACCCATTATGCCGGTGCCCGCTTGGGCTTGTTGCATACCGCCTAAATTTTGCTGACGCATAGCGTTCAACAAAGCTGGGTTCAGCCCTGCAACGCCCTCAACGGGAAAGCCACCATAAAAGGTGCCCTGGGCGTTTTCCCTAACATCTTGCAAGTAAGGAGCCTGGCTCGGATCAACATAAGTTTGTGCCGATGATGATGAGCTTGAGCTTGATTTCTTTTTTCCAAATCCAAACATGGTAAATACCTACTTAATAAATAAACCCATAAATGAAATTTCCCCTGTCTCAACAGAGTTTCCGTTTATGTCCTGTGAATCGTTTGTCCCATCTAAATATAACGGGCCGCTATTTGACTTCATAAACACAACGCCCATGCGAGTGCTAGGAGTTGAGTTTGTTAAAAGATTGCCTGTCGTTGGGTCCATCCATTGAATTCTCGCAATCGCGTTTTCGGCAGCGTTGTTGAAAACCGGCAGATACGGATTGGTAATATAATTTCCGTCTGAATACGGATCTGCAGAAATCGCTGACCCTCGACAATAATCGTGCGTAAAATTCAAAAGCCCGTTTGAATAGGACGAAAAAGTTGGATTGATTTGACTTCCGGCCTGGGAGATCATCGCCCACTGCGTGCCGACCCATCGAATCTGTGCACCGCCAGAAAAATTACAATTTGCTTTAATGGTCGCTGAACTGCCAGTTGCCTGGGCACCTACATTAATCCCAAATGTACTCGCAAAATCGTCATCTGCTGAAACAACAAAGCTTAAACATTTGCTATAGGTCTGATCGAAATTGAGTGTGATCGCTGTGTTTGACGCTGTTGCCTGGGTGCCTGTCACCCCAACCGTTTGACTGTCAGAATCGTTTTGATAATCCCATTTAGTTCTGTCAGTGGCGTTTTGCTTTATCGACCCAGCGACAACCCGTATATCCTCTGCTGACAAAGACTCGATGTGTGGGGTGCCTTTTGCAATGTCAGAGGCGGTGGGTGTGGTGTCATTTACCGCAAGCTGCACACGGACGAGCTCATTCGACACCCACTGCTTAAGAGATGTGACATTGTTAGCTGTTGTGGGGCTAAAGTTATATTTCATCGACCTGAAACCTCTGCCACATCAATATCCAGGCCCGTTAAACGCCAATAATCACTCGCGCTGTTGCTTGCAATTCTGAGAGCAAAATATCGACCACTGGCTCTCACATCAATTTTATGATCTTGCTCAATTTGATAGACAACCGGAGGCTGCCAGGAGATGCCATCCTGGGGGCCCATGCTCGTGCCCACCGCAATATCGACCGTTCCGGTGCCTTGCATCTGTGGCAAAATGCCTTTGATCTGTTTGATGTTATTTGTCGCCGTCCCGAGCACCTGGTCCAGGTCAATTTTAGTCGCCTCCAGGTAAGCGTTTAGGGGCGACCCGTCTGCGCTATGCGTGTTTAACAGTTGATAGACTTTGTTGTTTGCGGGCGATACCGCATACACTCCCATACCTTTTGATGTAGTGTTTAAGGAGGCGTTTGACCAATACTCATTTGTGTCATCCCAGCTTTGGCTGTTGTTGTCCCAGGCTCCCGACGTATCAAGCACATCGGACGTTCCAATAGCTCGAACATTAGGAAGGTCCAGAAAGGTAAAAGCGTCCTGGGTCCAGTTGTAAATAAGTGCTTTATTTGCGTTTTGAACACTAGCCGCATCCTCGTCGGCATAGGTTATCCAGACCTCGCTTCTGTCATAGATCGCCGTGCAAGTGACAGATCGGGTATCTTGCACCGCGTTATAGAAAGTACGTCGTACTCGATTATCGACAATGCTTCTTTTCGAGTTCCCATCATGGATGTAAATGTCATTGTTGCCGACAACCAGGTGTTGGTTAAAAAATGTTGCCACAGCCCCACGATTAATAATTCCATCGTCTGTGAACACTTCACGAAAGCTAAAGACCAACGGAGCTCCAATATAGTCCATCGCAAATACGCCTCGCTGGGCGTAAATCATGTTGGCATTGTTCAATGGTAACTGGTCAATCAAATTGCCATAGCGGCCCGTTAATACATTTTCTCCGGCCAAATTAGTCGTCGAGGCGATGTTGTAATCACTTGGGACCGTTGTTGGATTATAGGTATCACTCCATCTAACTGTGTAAGGATATTTTGCACCTTGGGTTTCATAGCCCGTCATTACTAGAAAAGCGTTATAGGGCTTAATACAGCCAGTAATAACATTTGCCGGCCAGGACGGAAGATCCGCAAACCGAGTGCCGTTAGGCTGCATATACTGGGGCGTTCCAACGCCGTTATTCATTAGCAAAGCTGACCCCAAGAATGCAGACTGCCACCGCTCACTGTTCCCATAATTTGTTGCATCACTGGTTTTTGTGACATTACTTATCGACGCTCCGTTGTAACGATATATTTTATTTAAGGCACCGATGATCAAAGTGTTGTTGCCAGGATAACGCCACCCAACTAAATGAGTCGGTGCCGTGGCAACTGTGGTGCTTGAAGAATGACCAAAGCTTTTACCAATCCGGCCTTCGTGGAACTGCACGTTTTGGCCGATTGGAAACTGTGTGAGCTCCAAATCATAGGGATCCTGGTCGGTAACAATACCTTTCGATCCGATCTGCCTTAAGGGAATATAAGCCATAAACTAAGTACCAATCGCAAAGTAGCGTGCGGTTATATTTCGAGTATGATTTGTGAGGTAGAAAGTCGTCGCCGTGGGTGGTGTCGATCCCAAGCCGTTGAAGTTTGAGTCATTTGCCCAAATCCCATGATTCACAAAAACTTGCCAACAGGCTGTGTTGAACGGATAGTGAAAACTATACGCCGTATTGCTCGTATTATCGGGGCTGTAAACGCTCCCCCAAATAATTTGTATCTCGACACCGTTGGCAGAAAATCTTACTTTGCCATTTGCACCGGCATACAAACTGATGATTCTTAAATAAGCTGCCCCTTGGTGACCGTCTAGCTTATCTGAATCGATGCCGCTGCCCGACCCAGTAATGGTTGCTAACGCCTGGGCAATTGCCGTACCAGTAAAATCACTGCCATCAAATTTGTCGTTTAGGGCAGTTTGAAGCCCATCGATGTTACTAATGATGTGGTTATGTGAATCGTCAGTGATGTTTGTTGAAAGCGATATGTTAGAGGAGCCATCAAAACTAGCGGTACCCGTAACATCCCCTGTTAGAGCAATATTTCGAGCCGTTGCAAGCTTGGTTGCACTTCCAGCGTTGTCGGCTGAACCAAGCTTTGCGTTCAACGCGGATTGCAGCCCTGTCACATTAGCAATGGTGTGGTTGTGTGAATTACTAGCCACTGTTGTGCTAATTGAGTGGTTCGCTGACCCATCTATGCTTGCTGAACCCGTGACACCGCCGGTCAACGAAATGGTTCGAGCCGTGGTCCATTTTCCGGCTGATTGCACAGCCGAGCCGCTCACGGCTCCTTCGATTCTGGCTAATTCGCTTTGCAAGCCATCAATATTTGAAATGATGTGATTGTGACTATCGTCAAGCACTTGAACAGCTATTATGGCGTTGGCTGACCCATCAAAACTTGCACTTCCAGCCGCATCACCAGACAAGCCTATTGACCTGGGCGTTGTAAGTTTATTTGCCTGGGCCGCCGTTTGGGCTGTAGCCGCAGAACCGGCAGAGGTACTTCCCCCTGTGACAGTCCCTGACACGTTCCCAACCACGTTCCCGTAAAACGTGTTCGCTCTAACACCTCCCGATGAATCGCGTTTTAACAACGTGTTAGCGGTTGCTTGATCAGTCGCGCCCTGGGTCAACGCCACAGCCGTGTTTAACTCGGTGTGCGTTCCAGTTATTGCTCCAGCTACGTTTGGCATAGTCGCCAGCAATGTGCTTTTGACTAGCCGGATATGATTATCGCCATCGCCTACATTATCACTAGACGTAGGGTTAGTAGCCACCAGGCCATCAATATAAGTTGTGCTTTCAAGAGCCATTTATTTCTTCCTCATACTCATTACTTTGTCAACGCCTTTGAGGCCAAAGCTGCTTAACACTCCAGCGTACAACAAATACTGAAACCAATCCGGCAGCATTCCAAGTGCGTGCATGGCGTGCTCGACTCGATCAAGTAGATCCGGTCTATCAAACGCAACCGCATAAATGACAGCCCATACGGGCGTAGTTAAAACGATAATTAAATATTCGTCTTTCCACGACGAGCTCATCCCGTCGGCAGCCTTTGCCTCCCACTGGGCTTTATACCCTTCAACGTCAGATTGAATCTTGAGCTCAGTTAGTCGGGCTTCATGTTTGGCTGCGTCGATTTGGGTTTTGCGCTCAATATAAGTCTTCGCAACACCGGTCACGCCGTTGACAATTAAACTGATCGGATTCATCAGTATGCCCACACCACAGGGGTGCCCTCTCGCGTGTCCAAATGAATAAATCGTTTGTGAACGCCGATGCCGTTAAACCCAAAAGCCATTGCGTTTTTTACAATAGAATATTTTTGATCTCCGCTCGGAGCCGCGATGTCTGCAGCAATTCCGCTGGCGTGTCTACCAGGGCCGTTTGGCTTTGAAGCTTCGATTGAATGATTGGGAGATCGATATCCCGATGTGATGACAAAAGGGAAGCCGCACGCTCCCCTTAAATCGTCTAATCTGTAGATTAAATCAACCTCTATTTCATTTTCGCCGGTTTCCTGGCATTTGAAATCATCAATTGAAAAATATCGAAAATCAGCACTCATCAAAATCCTCAAAAACTTTTTTTAACGTCTTCAGTTCGTTTTCACTTGTGAACTGAGATTCATAAATCTTATGCGTTATCCCTTTGATTTCTGTCAGTGTTCGAAAAATGCACAGTCGTTTGTCTAACGCACAAAAAACAAAAAAATCGGCATCAATCGCTAAATACTCTTTCGTCTTATTTCTTCCTCGCCTGACTCCAAAGTTATACCGCCTATCGGGTTGCGCTTTGTCGGCCGACTTCACCTGGCATTTCAAAACAATTCCAGAATCAAGAGCGATGATTAGATCAGGACCATCCTGACTATGCGGTGGACTAATGGATGCTATCGACTTGACAAGTCGTTGTAGC